TCGAAATACTCGCCAAACTTGATCACCTTGCCCCGCCCATCTTCGCCCGCGCTGCCCATTGCAACGTGATCGGGGCGAGGCTCAACGCTCAGGTTATGCTGCCATCGCACGGTGGCCCGTTCAATCTGGCCGCTTTCAATGGCCTGCCGAATGCCTTCCTCGCGCCCCATTGCGATGGAGACCGCCGCCTCGTTCTTGGCGATAGTCTCGCCGCGAAGTTGCAACAACCGGCTTTTGTAGCCTTCTGTGATGCGGTCAAGGTCTTTCTGCGAAAGCGGCTTGCCGTCCTTGATTGCCTTCCTAACCAGCTTATCCAGTGTCGTATCGCGCCGCTTACGCCGGAAGTAGCTGGCATCAAGGCGGGTCAATTCTGCCCGCGCTGAAATCACATAATCGGCTTGCTCCGCAGTTAATCCGATGAAACCGCCGACGCGCTGGCCCGTCACGCGGTTCAGCCGCCCGACAAGATCAAGCGCCGCCGCCCGTGAAGATCGGCCCGTCTGCACCGCGTCCAGCACAACATTGCGGGTCATTTGTAGCGTGTCGTCAACAATCCCCTGCACCCGATCAGCCGCATACTGGCGAATGATCGTTTCCGCCGTCATATGCCGCCCGTTGAAGCCAAACCTGCCCCGCACAAGAGTGGGCAATGCCGCCTCTGTCAGCGCGCCGCCGCCCATAAAGCCGCCACGCAAAGCCTCGTCCAGGCGCCAGAAGTCTGCCGGTTCAACCCGTAAAACCTGCGCCGCCCGATAAACGTCCTGCACATCCAATGCCCGCACCAATTCGGCAACGTCGATCTTGCCGACAATGCGCGCGATGGCATCCCGAAACGCCTTTTCGATCTCTGGCGAGAGCGTCTTGAGCAAGTCATCAACAAGCCGTTGCTGCGATACGGTCAAGCGTGCCATAGTGGCCTTTCCCCAAGGGCGCAACGATGGTTACGATCACAGAAGCCTATGACCGAATACACGCTGCCCTTTTGCAGCTTGGCCCTGAGGTGAAAGACCCCCAAGACTTCGGCCAAACCTCTTTGGAAGCATTCCGCCGAACGGCATCTATGCTTCAGCTTGCGCTGATATTGAAGATGGACGGGATAGACCCCGCCACCATGACCCCGAAAAGCCAAGAAGCCACAACACTCATTGTCCCGATCCGCCCCGAAACGCTTGATGCCATCCGCAGGCTTGGCAAGGAAGCCGGGGAAGATAGCGCCGAAATGACCTGCGCCCGCATCATGGAAGCATGGATGCGCGAAAACGGCTTCCTCTAGCGCCGCGCCTGGACCTCATAAAGCACCGCCGCTCCGCCCGGTGCGGTCGGCGTGACATTGATAATCGCCAAAGTCTCGCCGCCGATGATCAGCTTGTCAGCCACGGTCGGCACCACGTCAGAAGCCATCAGAATGCGCCGATCATCCGCCCGGATCAACGCCCCGTCGATATGGCGCAGGTCGTAAGTGTCCTGCATGATCGTAACCGCCACTTGCGCGCCCGGCGTCACCGCCGTTGCATCCCAAGGTGTTGCCGGCCCGGTGCTTGGCCGCTGCAACGTCGCGGCAAAACCGACTTCCGCCAGTGCCGCCGAAACATCGCTTGCAACCGCCGCCCAATCCTCAGCCATTCAAGCGCCTCCGTTCAATCGGCTTGCGCCCTGCCAGGTTACGATATGCCGACAGCGGAGCGCGCCCCGCCAAGCCCCGATATGCCGACAGCGGCGGGCGATGGTTTTGAACCGGCGCAAACGCCTCGACAAACGGCGCAACCCCAGTGATCGAAACCCCGCCGATCTGGATTTCAGCGACAACCCCGGCCATGACAGACGGCGCTTTGCCATCGATCACGGTCAAGCCATTGGCTGGCGTTCCTGCCCAGTTTGCAGCAGCAGCCGGGGCCAGCCCGATGATAACCGCGCCGCCCGTTCCAACTGCCGCCGATGCGCCAGTCGCCACAGATGGAGCAATCCCCACAATCGTCGCCGCGCCTGTGCCGACTTGCACCACCGCGCCAGTCTGAACCGTCGCCGCATAGCCCGCGATCACCGCCGCGCCCGTAGCCGGGGTGGCCGTTGCGTCAACCGCTGACGATACCGACACAGCCGGGGCCAAGCCCGCGATGACCGCAGCACCCGCCGCAGGCGTTACCGCGACGGATACTGCCGCAGCTGGCGCAAGGCCGGTGATCGTCGCCGCGCCAAGCCCGGTGGTGACGCTGGACCCGGCCGACGCCGATGGGGCAACCCCCGTGATGGTCGCAGCGCCCACGGCAAGCGATGCACTCGCACTTTGCCCGACCGATGGCGCAAGGCCGGTGATCGTCGCGCTACCTACCGATGGGTCCGCGCTGGCGTTTGCCGTGGCAATCGGCACGAGGCCGGTTGTCGCGATGGAACCGAGGGACAGGCTGGCCAATGCCCCGCGCGCGACAGATGGCGCGAGGCCGGCCAATACGGCAGCGCCCACACCGGGGGCCGGGGAAGCCGAAGCCGACGCGACAGGCGCGAGGCCGGCAATCGTCGCAGCGCCTGCGCCCGGCGAAGCCGCAGCGTCCGCTGTGACGGTCGGCGCGTAGCCGGTGGCCGCAATCGCGCCGACGCCTGGCAGCGCAGTTGCCGCACCGCTGGACGCAGGCGCCCCATCGTCGCCAAGGGGGAGTGAGGCTAGTGGGCCGAACGCAAACATCGCCTACGCGCTCACGTCGCCTTCCACGCCACCACGGCGCGATCTGCAATGGTGCGGGCGATGCGCGTCAGCATGTCGGCCCCTTCAAGGCGCGAAGCCGTCGCCTGGCCCGCCTCGTTGAATACGAGGCTCACATCCAGGACATCGCCACTGGCACAAAGGCCGGTGATTGCCGCCATGAAAGCCTGCTGCCGGATCGTCGCGTCTGTAACTGCCATGATCGCCCCTCAGAAAATCGCCGTGATCATCACGAAGCCGTCGCCGCCGCGACCGCCCGCGCCGCCCGTCTGACCGGCACCGCCACCACCTCCGCCGCAGCCGCGTGCAGCGATCCCGCCATTGCCGGCCGCGCCGTCGTTTCTGGTAGCCCCGCCAGCGCCGCCCGTGAAGCTCGGCGGCATCCAGCTCTCGAACCCGTTGGTGCCGTCATACCCATTGGCGACAGTGCCGCCGGACATACTCGGGACCAAACCTTGACCGATGATGTTGCCGCCGTTGAAATCGGTCGTGGTCGCAATACCCCCGCCACCGCCGCCGCCAGACGTGAAAATGTTCGACCCGCCCCATGTCGCGCCGCTGCCATTGGCACCCGTATGAGCGCCGCCCGCGCCGCCAGCTTGACCGGCGATGCCGATGAATACACCGAGCGCCCCGTATGCCCCTGATGTGGCAATCCCACCGGCAGACCCCGCAGCCCCGGCCGCTCCCACAGCGCCATTGCCACCAGCACCGCCGCCGTTGGCGATCAGCAGGGTTTTTGAGACATGGTAGGCCCCGCCATCGACAGAAACGCCTGACCGGCCTCCGACTGTATTCGCAGCGCCACCCGGCCCGCCTTGCACATAAAGCGTCGATGGAATGACCGCCGTGGGTATCCAAAGCCGAGAGATACCACCCGAGCCGCCGCCGCCGCCGCCGCCGCCAGCGGACCCCGCCGCCCGCGTGAAACCGTTGCCGCCGCCGCCGCCACCACCGACGCAGAGGATAAGCAGCGCCACTGCGCCCACAGGCACCGAATAGGGCTGAAAAACATCGGCGCTGAGACTGGTGGCGTCAAAGCGGCGCGTCTGCCCGGCTTCTTTCGGAAGGTGAAAGGGGAAGGTCATTGATTTATCGCTCCCAGGACAGGAATTCCATCGTCCCAATAGTATCCGCCGCCATAGTAGGACCGGATCGACATGATCCCCCGCCGCCGCAGCCGCTTGATCGACGAGTCCACGGCGCGCAAGTCGTTGTCCTTCCCGCCGCCCTCGCAGGCCGCGTGCATGATCTGGTCGCGCGACCTCACCATGCCGGGGTGCTCGGCCAGATAGGCGACGATTTCAAATAGCACCGCCGAGAGCCGCACCGTCTCGCCGTCGCAGGTGATCGTGCGCCGGCCCCGGTCGATCACGACGCGCGTGGTCATGGCAGCGCGTCCAGCGCCTCGCCCGTGACCGGCTGCATTTCGTAGACGGCCGGCAGTTCGGCGGGCTGGCCGGAGGCGTCCACATAGCTGATGATCTGCGCGGTGACGATCTGCACCTGCCCCGCCTCGATCTTCTGATAGACCGTGACCGGCCCCGATCCGGGTTCATGGACCAGCATCTCGATATACGTCGCCATCAGTAATCACCCCCCACGCCAGCCACCGCGTATCCGCCTGAAACGGCCGTGCCGAGCGTCACGTTGATCTTGTAACCGGGCGGGATGGGCAGGTTCAGCGGCAGTTCATACCCCGCGATGGATGTGGTTTCGGAGTTTGTTGTCGCTGCCAGCGCCTGCTCGGCGATCAGGCAGTTGTTGGCCGCCGTGGTATTGGTGCTGCCGTTGTTCAGAAACACTCGCAGCACCGAGGCGACGTTGGTTCCGCGCGGGCGGATGATCAGCTTTTGCAGGTAGGATCCATTCGTGGCGTCGGAGGTGAACACGGTATCGACCGTGCCGGTTCCGTCCTTGGCCGTGTTTGCGGCGGTGATGCCGTTGGCCCACTGTGCCTTCTGCGTGCGCGAGAAGATCGGCGCTGTGTTGCCAGCCATGGTTCACCTCAGAAAAGGAAAGCGTTTTGGTTGAGCGCCACATCCATCCCAATCAGGTTCAGGATCGGCGCCAGATCGGCGGCGGCTGCGGTGATGTAGACCTGCGCAGAGCCGGAGAGGCTGATCAGCGATCCGGTGCTGCTCTGCTCCAGAGTCCGCGACAGCGTGGTGCCCGAGGACGTGTAGACGCCCGATCCGATCTCCCAGGCCGTGCCATCCTCGATCACATAGCGGACGGTCGCGCCATCGGTCACGCCCGCCGCCGCGAAGGTCTGATAGCCGCTGGCCGCAGACCCGAGCGTGACCGTGCCCGTGCCGGTGGTCGCGGTCGTCATTTTGGCGCGATCTGCGAACATCATCAGCTTGCCGTCAACGTGAATACGCCCGAGGCGTTGATGGTGATCGACAGCGTGCCAGATGTGGTGGAAATAGACCCGCCGCCGCTTTCCAGATCGCAATAGGCCACCAGCGCATCGGTCGATGCCAGCGAGCCGTTGGCGTCCGCATCCTTGACGATGACTGCGTATTTCGCGGTGATCGTGCTGGAGGTCCAGGATTGATCGTCGCAGTCGAAAGTGACCACCAGCGAGGACCGCGTGACCGTGCAAGTCAGCAGCTTGCCGTGGGTGCTGTAGCCGCCGCCCGCCGCAACCTCGTTGGCCGAAACATCCGTCCAGGTCGAATGCGTGGACTGGTTCGGCGTGTATGCCGATGTGACCAGCACCATGCGGAAAGTGTTGGTGTCCAGATCGACGGTGCCCTTGGCAATCGCCTCAGCCGCCGCGCCGTAAATTTTGAATGCCCCTGCGGCCATGCCTGCGGCTCCTCAGATTGCGAAGGCTGCGGGCAGATTGCCGATTGAGGCAACCCCGGCCAGCAGCCCTTGAATGGAATAGATGGTCGGATCAAGGTCGGCCGCAGTCGCATCTGCCTTCAGCGGCGTCCACTTGATGCCCTTGACCTCTGTCAGCACCTTTTCCCGGCCCAGCACAACATCTGGCGTCAGGCAGAAAGGCGTCTTGATTTCTCGCACCGCCGCCTCGCAGATCGCATACTTGACCGCATCTGGCGCAGTCGTGTCGTCAAAGCTGACCAGCCAGCGGCGGTTGTATTTGCCCGCGATGTAGTCCTGCCCGCGCCGCAGGGCAGCGGTTTTCGCGGTGTTGTCGCCCGTCCAGTCGGAAAGCCCGCGCGCCGTCGCATATGCATCGGCTTCCGATACGGTGACGGCAGAGGCGGTGAATGAAAGCATCGCGCTTCCCCTTGGGTGATAGGCGGCGACGGTTCAATCCGCCGCCTGTCGTGTCGTCACATGCCAGAGATATACTGGATCGCCTTGGGCTGCCGGATCGACAGCGGGGCAAACCGGAACATGCCGGGGACGCGAACCTGCAGGTTCACCATCTGCGGCGGCAGGAAGCGCAGCGGCATCGGGATGTGCATTTTCAGCACCTGCGGATCGCGCTTGTAGCAGGCGGCCTTGTTGGTCAGGCGAACATCTGCGAAGATTTCCAGCGGCAGCCCGGTTTTCGCGGTGTAGGCGTTGGACCGCCGCACGAATTCCAGAATGGTCATCTGGTTGGTCGCGTCGATCTGCTTGCCGGCGATCAGCGAGAACTGCGCCAATGGCAGCACCAGCGTATTCGGCCAGTGGATGCCGCCCGTCGCGGCGACGATGCGGCTGATGATGCCATTCACATCCGCGAGGATCTGCGCGGCGGTGGCGCCAGACCAAGCGGCGACAGCGGCCGTGGACGTGATGCCGGTGGTGGTATACAGACCCTCGATACCGCTGTCACCAGCCAGCGCCACGGCGTCCACCAGCTGCTCGTAAGCAAGCCGGGCAGCCATCGCGCCTTCGGTGGACAGGCTGCGGCCCAGCATCTGCGCCTGACCGATTTCGGCCAGCGAGAATTCGTAGCCGATGCCGGCATCCAGAACGCTCTGCTCGAACTTGGTCCGAACGAGGTTTGCCAGCGGGAAGTCATCCGCCGCGCTGTTCATCAGCTTGGCCTTGCCGACAAGGTCTTGCGTGAAGAACGTCACCGAAGCCGAAAACTCGCCGGCCGAGGTGTCAATGGGGATCATCCGAGCGTAGACGATCTCAGGATACGGGATGTCAAAGACTTCCCGCTCGATGTGGGTAGCCTGGCTGACCACGAAGGCCAGAGCCGCTTGGGCGTCACCGAATTTGAATTGCGTCATGGCTGCGCTCCTCAGGGCAGATAGACGCGAACAGGGGCGCCGCTGGAAGCGGTGTCCATGAATTTCGCGCCGGTGATTGCGGTGCCACCCGCAGAGATGTTCGAGATGACGCCGGTGGCAGCGGCGAAGTAGACGGTATCGGACGGCGCGACCGAGGCGCCGGCAGTCACCCAGACCTCGCCATGACGGATCACGGCAGCATATTCGCCAACGGCATAGCTGTCCGCAGAGCGGGTCTTGTCGTCAACGGTGATGCCTTCGAAGCCGGTGCCGGCAAGCTTGACAGAGCCGTCAGCGGTGCCGCGCCCAACTGCAAGGCCGAAGGCGACGGCGGCGGTTTCCACGACCTTGGAAATCACGTCATGGTTGGCACCTGACGCGACCATGCCGGCATAGCCGGCAGTCATGCGGGTCGGGTAGCTGGACCCGATGGTGTCTTGAATGGGCATCAGACTGCCTCCTTCTTGATGATGGACGGCTTCCACGCGTCGGACAGGGCCTTCACGCGGTCGCTGTAGAGTTTGTCGCGATCCGCCGGCATGGCGGGCTTCTTCGCGTCGGCAAGGGCAGCCGCCACCGGATCGGCGGGCTTGGCATCGGACAGGATGTCAAACATCGCATCGATGTAGGCATCGGTCTTGTCGGTGGCTGCGTCGCCAAGCTTGGCCGCAACGGCGGCGCGCTTGATTTCGGCGTCGCTCTTGCCAGAAACCACGATGGCATCGGAAATCGCCTTCGCCTTGGTGATCAGCGCGGCCCGGTCAGCAATCAGCTTGTCCAGATCATCAACGGCAAGGATTTCGGCCTTCAGATCGGCGATTTCCTTGTCCTTGGCGATGATCTCGCCGTCCTTCTTGGCAATGGCCTTGTCGTGATCGGCCTTGGCATCGGCCAGAACCTTCGCGGCGTCGGCCTTGAAGGCTTCGATGGTCTGGACGTCTGCGGCTGCAACCTGCACAGCCTTGTCGCCAAGCACCACCGTCTTGAGGGAGTTGTCCGACATGCGGATTTCCTTTTCGTCCAGGGTGAGCGGGGCAGCGCCCCATTGAGCCGCGCCGTCACCGATGCGGGTATTTCCGGCCCGAGGGTTGTTATCGGGCAGGTAGGCAACATGGTTGAACCTAAGTTCACCAGCTTGCCGAAACTGATATGGCGTTCCGTCGGGTGCCGTCCCTGCGTCCTCAACGAGATTGCATGTATATCCGGCAGACAAAGCACGCGCTCCGGCCAATACTTCCTTAGCCGCAGCGGCATCCATAATCGCCATCGGCGCAACAACGTGCTCGCCATCGCGGCGGATGACGCCTCCGACTTGGCCGATTGCCAGATCACGCCAATTGTCGGCAGTCACCCCATCAAGCGGGTGTCCGCGCGTGACCGGGCGACCGGCAAGCGAAAGCATCGAATTTTCATCAAAGACGACGTTGGGGTCACGGTAGACCCCGAAGGCCCGATTTGCGTCTTCGCCGGTCAGGCCGATTTCCCGACCGAGATACATCTGGACATTCCCGGCGCGCGAAACCTTGGCGTCACCGACCAGAAATCCATCGCGTGTGAGTTTCAAGCCCGACGCATCAAGCGTCAGGGTGTCGGTGATCTGCATTGCAAGTCCTTTCGGGCTATTCCGCGAGGATGGCCTCTTCTGCGGTCATCCGCTTCACGCGAAGCCGGTAATTGAAGACCTGCTTATCGATGCCATACTTGGCAACTATCTCAGACGTCTTCAGTATTTCCCCAAATACATGATGCTTTGGAGCCGTGTTTTTCACCGGCTTGACCATCGCATCTTCCAGCGATAGCCCGGATCGCATCCGATAGGCTAAGGTGGCAGATTTTAGTCCTGCATTTCGCGCCTTGGTTGCGACGGTTACGTGTTCACCTTCGTCATTGCGCGCATAGAGCGTATTTCTGCGATTTCCAGACTGATCTACTGACGTTGCCCATCGGCAGTTGCTTGGTTCGTAGTCCCCATCGTTGTTGATCCGGTCTAGCGACATTCCGTCGGGTCGCGGCCCCATATCAGCGTAGAATGCGTCAAAACTTTCCAACCACCGCTGGCAAACGGAAATCCCGCGCCCACCATAAGCGCTGTAATTGTGCGAAGTCGGGACATTGCAGCGACTGATCATCGATCTATGAGCCTGGTATTCAGGCGATCTAGACATGCCGTGCTTTACGTTTGTTGCGCGTTTCTTGGATTTCTTGGCGCAGGCGGCGCAGTTGCCAGAACGCCCTGAGATAAGACAATTGACTGCTACAGACCTCTCCGTTCCGCAGTCACATCGGCACCAAGCCATGCGCTTCTTGGAATTGTGCGGCCCCTCGCCAAGCACGGTGTAGGCATTGAACCGCTTCACGCCGCCCAACAATTCCTCTAGGGTTTTCTTAGCCATCTCGGACCCTCCAGTGGTCTGCCTTGGTTAGGGCCGCCGCGGTGTTACCAGCACCCGACGGCCTGCTTATTTTATCCAAATCCCCTTTAGATTTCCAGTGATTAGTCAGGCATCTTGCCCGATACCGCTTTCAGAGTTTGGGTCCGCATCTGGCATCGGAGTAGTCGCAGCCTCGACGGTATCCGGGTTATCCAGATCGTCGGGGTTTTCCGCTTCCCAATCCTCAACCGCGCCCTCAAGCCCCGGCATCGCGCCGCTTTCGGTCATCAGGTTCACCGCCGCCTCAGAAAGCGGTTGATCCGGGATAAGCTGCGACGTGCGCAGCAGGTTGATGGTTTCGGCATTGGTCTTGCCGATCTGCGCGCGCTCTGTGGCGCTGATCTGCCACAGGCTTGCCCAATTGAAATGCACCTCCGGCGGGCGTGCGCCCAAGGCAGAGCGGATCAGGCATTCGTCAAGCACCGCAAGCGCCGGCTCCATCTCCAACTCCTGCGCCGCGCTGATGCGGTCATAGTAGTTGCGGATGTCGCTTTCGCCAGTGGCGCTCATTCCAGCCGGTGACATGCCGAGAAGGCGTGTCATGGGAATATCGGCCGCGCCTGCGGCAAGTTGCATGAACCTGTCCAGCACATCGGGAAGCGCCGAAAAACTTGCCTGCTTCTGCCCGATGATCTCTTCGGCGTCGTGCATCAGGGCGCCGTTGATACCCTTTCCGGTTTGGGCCAGCCGCCACCGCCGAAGGAGCGTGTCCTCGTAACCGGCGTCGCCAAGCTTGTTCATCAGATCGGGGATGCCGACAGTATCGACTTTAGCCTCAAACACCAGCGAGGCGACATTGGCAGCCGTCGCATCCATGGCAAGCACCGCATCCATGATGGATTGCAGCACCGGATCACCCCATCCCATTTCGGTTGCAGACATTTCAGGGTCAGGCACAACCGCGCCCTGAAAGATCGCAAGCCGCGAGGGATGGATTTGCACAAAGCCATGCGCGCTGGCGCTCAGTTGCCACATGGAAGGCGTGCCGAAGTATGGCGACGCCGGGTCTCGGTCCAGATCAACCGCAGAAAGCT